AACTCTGACATAACCAGCCTTGTTAACCCATCCCTCGGCTCGGCAACAGCAATAACACAACCTCATGGGGATGACACAACCAAAGTTGCGACTACCGCGTTTGTGCAGGCGGAGATAAGTGCCAATGGGCAAGACAGCCCCATACGCCTAAACCCGCGCAGCATCACCGCAGACTTCACCATCCCGTCAGCCTACAACGCCACAAGCGCCGGGCCGATCACCATCAGCGAAGGTGTCACGGTGACTGCGCAGGACAACGCTACTTGGTCGATTACTTAACTTACCCACAAAGGACTATCACATGAGCACTCTCATTTTGCGCACCATCCAGACCCCTGACAACACGCCTGTTAGCTTCCCGCACGGCATCATGATTGGCACAGGCGCGGGTGACTCCAGCTTGATCAACAACATTGGCATACCCGGTCAGCAAGGCTTTGGTGTGGGCATTGCCCCCAGCGTACCAGATGGAATCTCCAAGCTATCGGGTACGACCGACCCTACCGCAGACAACCACGGCAATTACATTGTGGACATTGATGGCAGCATTGAAAGCTACATCAGCGCGTTTTATTACAAATGGGGTACAGGCACAAACGGGCTTGTGGTTAACGGCATTGACATCCAGCCTTTCGGCGCGTTTGATTCTGTGGCCGCTGCCAATGCCTACACCGGGACAACGGGCAACGGCACAATCAACCAACCCGCTCTGAACCCGCACAATGCCAATGGCGTTGCCAATACAACCCCTACAGGCTACGCCTTGCACCGTGCGTTTTACAACAAAAACAGCGTTCGCCCAGGGTTTTTTGCTGATAAGTACATCTGGAGTAAACACCCCACACAAGCCATTGCCAGCTCGCTTAAAAACGGAAATGTCATCAGCAGTGCGCCACGCGCAGGCGTTGCTAATAGCGACTTTGCATCAGTAGGCGCGGCTAACATTTATGCGGGGGCTATTGATGCAGCCAAGACCCGCAACACCGCCAGGTTGTCTGGGTGGCACGCTGCCAGTTTGTTTGAGCGCAACGCACTGGCCATGCTGGCCTATGCCCATGCCCGTGCCGCAGAGGTAGTAGGCGCAACGTACTGTGGCTTTTACAAAGCGGGGGCAAACTTTCCAAAAGGAAATAACGCCAACTCCATTGCGCTAACCGACGTAAACGACAACACCATCGCTTACTTGACCGATGGCGCAACAGGCACAAACTATTCGGCCAAAACGGGCTCTGCTAATTTCTTTAACCGTACTACTCATAACGGCCAGAACAGCGGCATTGCTGACCTCAACGGCAATTTCTGGGAAATTACACCAGGACTAACAAGTGATGGCACTAACCTTTACCTGCTGAGTAAAGCCTTTGACATTGCTACTTTGTCAAGCGAAACTGTCTCTGCCACTGACGCGTGGGAGTATCTTGCGGCGGACAAGTACATCAACCTGTTAACAACCTATGAGGCACTCACAGGTGCAAACCGGTTGGTGAATTACGGTGCCAACGGCTTACAGGTGTTCAGCGCTGCCATTTCAGGCACGGCATGGGAGGCGGCTTGTGCAGGTGTTCCGCTGGCCACCGCAATGGCCTCTGGCGGAGCTAATACCCAATTTGGCGCAGATGGCTTATGGGATTACAAGCCAAACCAAATGTGCCCGATTGCCGGTGGGGCTTGGAACGACGCCGCGCCTGCCGGGGCGTTTGGCCTCAGTTTGAGCAGCCCCCGGTCGTCTTCCGTCACGACTGTGGCGGGTCGTTCGGCCTTGTATCTCTGACGGCCTGAGCGGTAGCGATGGGCCTACATGATGAAGCAAAACTTGATGCCAAGTTCATTGATTTTGCACGCCAAATGAACCTGTACTTAAACCACTTTCCAAGGCACGAGAAGTATGGTCTGTCACAACAGATCAGAAATTCGGCTTACGCGGTGTATGGATTCATCATTGAGGCACAAAAACGCTACCAAAAGAAAACCAGTCTGACCAATGCTGACATCACGCATGAGCAGATGCGTATGTTTATTCGTCTAGCGTTTGAATTGGGCTACTTTAAATTTAAAGATGGAGCAATGGATGGCGGAACAGAAAAAACCGCCACGCACCGTTACCTGACCATTAGCAAAATGGTTGATGAAATTGGTCGAATGATTGGCGGCTGGATTGCTGCCGACAGAATTAAACAGAACCCAGATGATGGGAAAAAAAGGGAAGCGTCTTAACATGTGCCCGATTGCCGGTGGGAATTGGAACAACGCCGCGAATGCCGGGGCGTTTGGCCTCAATTTGAACAACACCCGGTCGAATTCCAACACGAATGTGGCAGGTCGTTCTGACTCGAAGCCTCAGGCCTTGAAAAAGGAGTGTGGAATCAAGGGAGGCGCTTTCCTGCGTTTGGCGCAAGCCTTCGCAAAATTTGCTGGACGCCACTTTTCTAGTAGGCACCATGTTGTGCTCGAACGTCTAGGGGCCTTCCTATGAAACGTATTGGTTACTTGTTCGAAAAAGCCTTCACACCAGAGTCACTGTACCAGGCATGGGAGGATGCTAGTCAGGGCAAGCGCGCCAAGCGCGCCACCCTTGAATTTGGTCGCTGCCTTGCCACCAATTTGGACGCGTTACACACCGAACTTCACGCTGGTACTTATAAACCACAGCCTTACTTTGCGTTTACCGTCTACGAGCCAAAAGAGCGAATCATCTTTGCGCCAGCGTTTCGCGACCTCGTAGTACAGCATGCCATCTACAAGCTGATTTATCCAATTTTTAACCGAACTTTCATTGACCAGAGTTACGCCTGTCGCAAAGGTAAAGGCACACACGCTGCGGCTGACTACGCCCAGCAAGCTCTGCGTTGCAGTGCACCCGACAGTTACCTTTTGCAGCTCGACATTCGCAAGTTCTTCTACAGTATCAACCGTGCAGTGCTGCGCACCCAGATCGAGCGCCAGATCAAGGACGAGCGCTTTGTCGACCTGATGATGCAGTTTGCCGACTATGGGCAGCCGGTTGGCATCCCAATCGGAAATTTACTCAGTCAGATTTATGCGCTGATTTACATGAATCCGCTGGACCACTTTATCAAGCGCGAGTTGGGCGCCAAACGCTACTGCCGCTATGTGGATGATTTTGTGATCTTTGGCTGGCCGCGAGAGCGCTGTGTGGCGGCACTAGCCAGAATCATTGAATTTTTGCGTGGAACCTTAAAGCTGGAGTTATCGCGCTACAGCCTGCACAAGATCAAGCGTGGCATCAACTTTGTTGGCTACCGCACCTGGCGAAGTACCCGCTTTGTGCGTAAGCACAGCCTCTACACATTCACCCAGTCTGCCAAGCATGGCGCGCTTGAAAGCGTTGTCTCCATCCTTGGACACGCCAAACATACCGCAAGTCTTCACCACCTTTTAACTACCCTGAAAGCTCACCACTATGACCTCTTTAATCACCTTCCGCCGCGTTGTAAACCAACCCAACGTCTACACCCTGAAACTGCCTGACGCGCCCCAAGGCCAGCAAGCAGTGCAAGAGCTGGCAACTTTGCCCGATGGCCGCACCGTTGTTGTGCTGTTTGATGGCTACACGCTACCCGCTGATCAACCCGCAGAGATTACGGACAGTATCGTCAACCCGTTTGTGCCGACAGACGCGGAGCTTGCCCAAATCAAGAATAGCAGCGTGCATGTACAAGCCATATACAACCGCACCGAGCAGATGATCCGCGATAAATACAGCGCCAGCGACGAGGCTAAATTTGCCCGTATCGGCGTGGGCGCGGCATTGGGCGCTTACACCTTTGCGCCCGGCGAGCAAGAAGAACTGCTGGCCTTTGGTGACCATTGTGAAGCCGCCCGCCAATGGGGCCGTGCCGAGCGCGCAAAACTTGGCTTGTAACCATGATTTACATGATCGCACTCATCGCCACAGCCGTGCTTTTGCGCGAGACAACCACGCTGGAGCACTGGATAGCCTTTGACGCTTGGGTGCTGCGGGTGTTGACGCTAGGCAAGTCCAAGC